ATGGCTTACGCCAAAGATACCAGTGTTGCGGTCGGTAAGACCGAGGCGGAAATTAAGGCCACCATCCGGCGATATGGCGCAACAGCCTTCGCCTCCTTTGAGGACGACAAGAGCGCTGTGATCGCGTTCCAGATGCAAGGGCGCCGGATCACCTTCCGGCTTCCCTTGCCCGATCCTCAGTCTGAGGAGTTTACGCGCACACCGGGCAAGAAGCTGGTTCGCTCCGTTGATCAGCAGATGGCAGCATGGGAGCAAGCGTGCCGCTCCCGCTGGCGAGCGCTGTTCCTGTGCATCAAAGCTAAGCTGGAGAGCGTCGAGGCCGGCATTGAGACGTTCGAGGACGCGTTCCTTGCCCATATCCAGATGCCAGACGGCTTGACGGTTGGCGAGCACGCCCGGCCGATGATCGCGCGAGCTTACGAGACCGGGACCATGCAGCCGCTCCTGCCACCACCTAGTCGACCGCATTGAGCACGGTTTGTTCCCCTTCCCCCTTCTCCCCGACTCACAGGGGTGGTATTGTGGGGCATGATGTTCGAGGTTGTCAGCACAGCCTTTTGGTGGACCGGCGCGGCGGTTTGGGCGTCGGCTACCTTCTGCCTTCTCGCGATTGCATATTCCCTCGCGATTAGGGTGCCAGTCGCACTTCGCTATTGCCGCAAGTTCGAACAGGACGTAGCCGCCATTCGGAACAGGAAGCCGCTGACGCTGCGGGACCGGATCGGGCTGTTTTGGTTCTGCTACACCACGGCGCCCGGGACAATGGAAGACATGCTGAGGCGCGGGCCGATACCGGCTTGAGCCCATCCCTACCCGCTATCGCTGATGCGGTAGCAACGAGATCGAGGCGGCGACACGGTGAAATTCTTCCAGCCGTAGCACGAAACCGGCATTCTGGTTTCGGAGCGCAATGTGGGTTCCCGGAAGGCCCGCCCGCCTCGATACCAACACAAGCGACCTTCGGGGCGCTGACCTCTATCTTAAGGTTCTTGATGCTGTTCGGGAGCCACCGACGCGATCTTATCCACGATGCGCCCCCAAGCTTCAGAGGGGTCCTGCTCGACACGACGAGGAGCGTGGAGCCCCAGGTAAGGCAGGGCTGCTAGCGCGTCGGCAGGGTTGGGGTCTGCGACCATATGCAGCCAAGCGGCCTCAAATGCTGTTAGGCTGATGCGTCCACCTTTTTTGCGTGTCATCCGGCAGACCCAAAGTTGCGCCTCTCAGGAGGAAGCGAGTGCCACCGTACCACCGTGGCGTCGATTTCAGCGCCGTCGCCATCTGGACGAATACACATCCAGTACCCTTGCCCAAGCCAGACGGTTTCGATCAGTCCATTCTTTGCGAACTCATCCCAAGCCCATCGCGCGGCTCGGCAATTCGCCGGGGGCCGCCTCTTGTAGCGGACCCAACTCGTTCGCTCGTGAGCATATCCACCCATCATAGCACCGCCTTTAGAGCGGCCCGCTGTTCTGGCGTCAGGACGATGTTGCCCAAGGTGCTGTGCCACCTTTTCCCGCCATACTTCAGCGTGGCTTCCTCAAGTAGAATGCTGATTTTGCCGTCACGCAGTTCAGTGACCTCAACGTAAGCCTGCTTCTGCTTGTTCGAGGTTTCCGAGAACTCGTGAAACTTACGTTCAGTGTCCAAGTGAGCCATCGCTATTGCCTCCATAAGCGTCTACGCTTGATTATCATTGCAACGTTGATTATTATCTACGTAACGGTGACTTTGCCGTCAAGGGGAAAATCAACGTGGCGTTGATCAGTTGCGGCATGGAGGCCGGTGCGCTATCGAAAGCGCCAATGGACGATGAACCATGGCAGCGACGGGCCAAAATGGCTGGTCTCAATCAGAAGACGCTCGCCCACCTTCTGGGGGTGGCGGAGAACACCGTATCCTTGCAGTTAAGGGGCAGGTGGCAGAGTGGCACCCCCCAATACGTCAAGACGGTTATCCGGGCGTGGGAACGGCTTTCCCCGGACGCGCGACAGGAGCTACTGCAGGCTGTAGAAGGTGACGACCCCCCGCGCTGATAGATCGAGAGGCGGCGTGTGAAGTACCAGTGGCGATTTAGGCATGATCTCCCAGCTTACTGCTGTCCCTTTTGTGGGGAACAGGTCGGCTACGTTGGCAGAGCGCTTGCTGTGCTATTCGGAACGCAATTCCACGGGTGCGACTTCTCGAACGTAAAATGGCCTCGTGAGCCGTAGTGGGATCGATACCCTTCCCGCTTCGGCGGTTTTGCGTTTCAGCCGTTAGAAGCTACGGAGCTTGTGTCTCACGGATCGGCGCAGATTATAGACAAAGGCCCGTTTCCTTCAATCTGGCGCGGTAGTTTATAGTTCGCCGCTTCGGCGGGTGAATGGAGAACACGATGATCGACCCACCCTACTGACTAGCTTCCACTACGGTTCACTACCTCGGCGTCCGGCCTAAACCTCTCCCAAGCCCTATCCCCCTCCCCTGATATAGGTGGAACAAGAATATCGCAGGGGATCTGGAACGGCTCGGGACGGCAGCAGCGGAAAGTGACGTGCAACTGGCCTTGGACGTTCCAAGGCCGCCAGCCGGTCACCGGCGCCCGGCATACAGGGCAGATGATCAATTGTGCCGAGCAGACATGACGGTGTGGACGACGCGGATTTCCTCACGCACGTCCCGAACCTCGACAAGCAGCTTTTCGAGCAACGCAACCGAAGTCACGTCCCGCGCGGCACCCTCATTGAGCAGTTTCGTGATGTTCGCCAGATGAACGCCGAGACCCTCAACGGCGTCGGCCATAGCCATGTCCGGGTCAATTACGGCACCTGTCGATTGACGGGGCTGGGCATTGAGAACCGGCTTGCGCCATTCCTTGACCACGCTGAGAACCCCAGCGACCAAGGCAGTGACGACGCCGATCATTGCGAGCTTGACCGCTTCGCTTTGCTCACTGAACCACTGGTACCACATTCGTGACCTTTCTCCACGCGTTGAAGGCATCCGCCGATGAGCGGAACGCGTTGCGAATATCCATCACGAAGAACGCGCTATAGAGGGCTACGCCCCAGGAAACGGAGGTCGCCGTGGAAGCCTCGACAGACCGACCCACGCAAGCCCCGTAGAGCATGCAGCCGGCTATGGCGCCGGCCACTCTCATCAGTCCAGCCCCGATCGGGAACTCCCCGTTGAAAGCCATGCTGACGATGCGCCACAAGCCCACGGACAGGAACAACACAGTCCAATGCCGCGGGCCCATGATCTTCACGAAAGCCGCCATTTCCGGCCGTTCAAAGCTTTCTGGCGACAGGAGGCAGATAACCCCGATGCACAGGATGACTAGCGCGCATATCCATTCGGGGAACTTGTTGGGTAGGCTGCGACGGAAGCGGCGGTAAAAGGTGGGCATGGCGGCCTACCTTCCGATGCCGAGCGCGTCGAGCAACGTCTTGCGGCGCTTGGGCGTGATTTGCTGGGCTGCAGTCTTCACCTGAGGCTTCGCGGCCTCGGCCGGCACCACCTTCTGGCCATCAGCGACGATCTGCGTCTGCGTAGTAGCGCGGAAGGATTGGAATTGCCCCCACACGAACGCAGCAAGGCCGGCATAGGCCGTGAGCGTTAGAGCCCCGCCCTTACCCTGCAGGATGTCCCAGACGGCCGCCTGTAGGTCAGGAGGCATGGCGGCATAGATGGACAGCACGGCGGTAAGCCAGCCTCCCACATCGGGGATGCGGCGCAACAGCCAGCCGAGCGCAACGTTGGTTCCGAAGGTCATGAGCGCCTCCTAGCGCGTGAATGAGAAAGGGCCCGCCGAAGCGAGCCCCTTGAGGTCAGACGGTGTGAGTGCCTTCGACGCCGCGCTGCATGCGGGCGAGCGTGCGAGAGTGAAGCCAATGCTGTGCTTCCTCAATCTTGGTCAGCGCCAGCGCGTTCTCTCGGCAGGCATACTGCCCGGCTTGGAACGACCGGAGGCGGTCGGCCACGATGGCGAGAAGCACTTCCTGCGTCAGTCCGTTTATGCCGTTCTCGTTGATCGGCCCATTCTGGAAGCGAATGTCAACTTTCACTCCGCTGTCTGGGTCGCCCAACACGCGGTAATGATGGTTGGCCCCTCCTGCCCCTGGTTCATCGAGAACAGCTATAGCGAGGCGGTCGTTAGCCGGATTGACTTGGTGTTCTGTGATCGTGCGCATCGGCACTCTCCTTGGGTGGATTGAATGCCCGGAGCCGCCGGGCGCGGATTTCGGGTGCGCCTAGCGCGTGAAGATGAAAGCGATGGCAATCAGGATCAGCACCACGAGCCCGAGCGCGGCCATGAAGCCGAAGTTGCCGCTGCGAAGGCCGGGGGTGACGACATCGGTAGCGGGTTCGGTGTCGGGCGGCGAAGCAGAAATTCCCGGTTCGATCGGGGGCGCGGGCACCGCGTGTGCATCCTCAAGCACCAACATGGCCGAAAGCACGCTCTCGACTTTCTCGGGCTTCACCAGCGATTTGTTCACCCCGTCGCCAGCGTAATAGCTCTGGCCACGCGTGACCCGCCTGTGCGCGCCTTCCGTGTCAGCAAGAACGGGGAACGATGCCCATTCCTGTGCCAGTTTCTTGCCGAAATCGACAACTGACAGCCGGCCGGCTGCATAGTCCTGATACCCGCGGCGCTTGAGCAGATGGAACGCGAGACGATCCTGAAGATCACCGTCGAACAACTGGGAACCCCGCAATCCGAGCTCGCGCTTAAGCTCGCCCAGCGTCTTGTTCATGAACTGATAGCGACCGGTTGCCGAGGAACCGAAGCGCTTGCTCCACCCCGGCTGTGCGGCAAGCACCTCGTCCACGGTCATGCGAGTGACCGGCTTCGGCAGCTTGGCTTGGTTGTTGCCGTAAACGGTATCGTAGCCTCGGGGCGCTTCCGTCTCGCCAATGAAGTCGAGCAAAAGCCCCGCGCCAAGTGGCACGGTCTTATCCATGATGATCTCCGGGTAAAGAAAAACCCGCACAAGGCGGGCTGGGTGGACGCGGCGATGTGGGGGCGCGCTGTTGCGGGTTACTGCAAACTGATGCAGCATAAGCAGGCACAGTTAGCGGGGCACAAATATGCTGCTGTTAAAACGGTTGCTGCTACGGCTACTTGGACAGTATCGCTGGCAAGCCTCTACCGAAGGGGCAGAGTACGTTTGGAAGCGCTACAATCCGATACAGGATGCTTGGGAAACGCGCCCCATGAGTGCAGAGGAAGTCAGAGAAGCTCAGTGGGTTCAGGCTATTAAATAGCTTCTGAACGTCGCTGCAACTACGCGATGCCGTAGCGAGCCTTCATGCGGGCGATCACTCGGCTGTAGTCGAGGGCCTGATTGCTGTTGCCGAGCAGGTCCACGTTGAACTGCATCAGGTCGAACAGGTTCATCTTGGTGAAGTTCTGTCCATAATACGCACCAACTAGCAATTCCGTGAACGCCACTGTAGCTCCGGGCGTCGTCGGCACAAATGAAGTTGGCGCCCCCCCGTTCTTCGAAAAACGCAGGGTTGTGCCATCCCAGCTCACTGCTGCAATAACGCTGACCCCAGCGCCAAACACCGCTGGCAGACTACCAGCTTGCCCAACGCGGACCTGAGCCTGAAGCGCGCCATTTCCCAGCATATACACCAACAACCCGTCTCCACTCGGGTGGAAACCGCCGGACAGCAGTCCGTCGCCAAAACCTCCGCCCGGCTGCAGAACGTAGATCATGGTGAAATTGTTGAGGAGCTGCAGGCTTGCCGGGCCGCGCAGCCTTTTGGTGCCGTCGAACATTACCGCTTTTCGGCCGGCGACAATTCCGGTGGCAGGATTGAACGCTGCGGACTCGGGGGTCAGTTTGAGTGGCCCCTTGCGGTCCTTCCAGTCCACTAGACCGCCGCTAGTCTTCACGTCGTCCGCGCGGAACCACGTCACGAGGCTGGGGATCTTGGATAGGTAATTGCCGTCGGGATCGATGACGGCGGTACGCAAACGATTGGGGGAAGCCGAGAAATCGGCGCCCGGAATGGTCAAATAGGCCATGTGGTTCGGCTCCTTTAGGTGACGGGGATTTCGAAGTGTACGGGACGTTTCGGCAGCGGGCGCGCGTTGTATCGCGAGGGCCAGATCGTCTGATCCGCTACATTGGTGCGGGCACCACCGTTAGCGGCAGGCAATGCGCCAGGTCGGGTCCATGCAGCCCGGACAAAGGGGTTGGTTCCGGTCGGGACCGAGGCCAGGGTCAGGCGCACACCGCCAGCGATGATCGCCACGTTGGTGATTGCCGGTGGCGTGGCGGTGCTGTCAAAGAACTCAAAACCCTTACCCGAACCCACGTCTGGAACGTTGGTCGTGTCGAGAACAAGGGCGCCGGTCTGACCTTCAAACATAATGTCGATGGTCGTACCGGTTCGAACTGCGCTGATCGGCTGCAGAGGCTTCCAAAGCGCCGCGTCGAAGATCACGGTCTTGATCGCGAGGGCGTACTTGTCGCCCTTGTAGGAATAGCCGACTGCGGTTTGGTGAAAGTTGTCCTGAAACGGAACGTCGTAGAGAGGGCCGACGCAATGAATGTTGGCTATCTCTTTGGACACCTCCCACTGTGCCAAGGGGATCTGCGACCGATCCAGAGAACTCGTTTGGCATAGGAAAAAGTGCAGTTGAGCTTGGCGGGTAATACCGCGAATGTCCGCGGACAGGTCGTTGTAAAGCTGGATTAGCGCGGCCTTGTAGGAGGCGCGAGTGTCGCCCAGATTGGCTTCGCCCTGATCCCAGGTGATGATTGTCTCCAGCTCCCACCCCAGCCCGTTGATCAAGGCCGTGGCCCTGCTTACACAGGCGAGAACGTTGTCGTAAGGCGTGGTCCCTTTGGACAAGGAACCGATAGGCAACCCACCAATGCCTGGGGCAACGGAGACGGATCGCGCACTGGATGCCTCAAACAGGCGATAGGCCAACGTGCCAAGATGGGTTTCGCCATAAACGCCACCGTTGTCCAAGGTCTCCGTGAGGGGCACCAGGCGGTCGATATTAGCCGGGGGGATGACCGTAAAACTTTGGGCTGGGGCGTCCTGCTCCCCGATAGGCCGGACCCCGCGATTAAAGCGAAGCACCGAACCGGGGAAGAGAGGCGTTGGCGTGATGAGGGTTGCACCCGCTTGGGCACCTACCGCAGTGCTTTGCCCATATCCGACCAGCAGATAGACCTTCTTGCTGCCGCGAGCCGACACAACAGACTTGCCATCCGCGAACATGCGGGCCTCGCGCAACCCACCGTTGCGGTCGGTCGCGAATTTGACGGCACCACCCATGAGCGAGGGATAGCGATCGTTCGCCGTTCCGTCCGAGACAACGGTCTCGCCATTGCCGTCGATCACCGCAATCTGCTGGAGTGCTGCAACGGTCTTCTCATAGGCGATGCCGCTGCCCATGAGCGGCACGAGCGAACGCGCAACTGCTGCATCGCTTGGGGTCGAAGTCAGGCGCCCTGCCTCGTCCAGATCCAGAACAATGTTGCCGTTGGCGTCTCCGATCTGAAACCCACCTGCCGAGTAGGGCAAGGTGGTATCAGGTTCCGAGCCAGATCGGACAACGCCCGCACTATCGACCTCAAAGACGACATTGCCGTTCGTGTCGCCTATCTGGAACCCACCATCGGTGTACCCCGGAGCGGCATCTTCGAGAACGCTGATCCGATAGCCTTGGTCGATTATGGCTGAGTTGCTCGGGAAGCGCTTGATCTCCGTCGCGATCCCCGACACGTCGCGATAGAGAATAAAGCTCTCGTCCGCCCGCGGTGATGGAACGAGGAAGTATTCCCCGTTGGCAACCGCAGCCAGGCCGGTCGCGGTGTCTGGGTAAATCCGGCCGGCGGTGTAGGCGGCATCGCGAGCTGCTTCTGCTGAAACCCTGGCAGTAACGGCTGAAGCCGCTGAGGCATCCGCGGCCGACGCAGCGAAGAGAGCCCCGTCGCGTGCCCCGCGGATTTCCGTAAGAATATCCCCCAGCGGCAGGAGAGTTATCCACTCGGTGCTTCCTTTTGCCCGGTATTGCAGGTTTGCACCATCAGACCGGAACTCGGGCTCAGGGCCGATTGGGCCCCGGATCGCGGATAGTGCAATCAATGTGTTCCAAGGCGTGTCGCCGTTCAGATCCGGCACATATCGCCATTGGATCTCGGTAGGCGTAACCCGAAGCATGATCTCGCGACCATTTACTGGGATCAACGCCGGGATTGCACGCAGGCGAATGGTCATCTTAGCTCTCCGTCTAAATAAGCCAGCGTCCCGGAAAACAACTCTGTGGTTCCGCCGCCAGTCGTCACCCGGCAGCCGACGCGGTAGGTCGTTCCGTGATGCAGCACCCGCATTTGGTCGGCTGGGAACCGCCATTGAAAGACGTGGGCCATAGGACGCCGGACGGTTTGGTCAGCGGTGGTGGCCGTGAGGATCATGCGATCATCGTAATCGCTGACCTCGATGTCGACCCTTGCATTGGCGATCTGGTCGAGCGGCTCGTTTGTGCCGGCGTCGATCATTTCAATCGCTTCCGCCCAATCGACGCCGCTCCTAGCTGTGAACTGGATTTCGTACATGGTCAGAGCTTTATGAGCACGGTGACGAACTTGGTCGGTTGAATGTTGTAGTGAGGCTGGTTGCCGCCTGTCGTTTCGATTGAGATCGAGTGGCTGTGATTGCCAGAGGACGGCAAGTCTGTGGTGTTCGGAGACATGACATCTACCGCGGTGGAACCTAAATCGAGGACCATCGAACGCCGAGCGGCCGTCTGGTGAGTGTGCTGGCCAGATGGATCAATTGCCGCTCCGTGCCCGTGGTTCGGCATCTGATCGACATTGATGGCGATCTCCGACGCACCCGCCACCGCGCCAAGTAGATCGTTGTTACCGCCCTCGATGAACCGCCCCGGCATGATCGGGCTTTCGTCACTCCCCATCCGCGCTAGGCCAGCTCGCACGCGAGCCCGGAAATCAGGGAGCGCAACCGTCTTGTTGGCAGCGAAGTCGCCGGACGGCGTTGCGCCTCGTCCGCCCGATACCGCCAGAGTTGGATCGCTCCACAGGAGAGTAAACAGCGGCAGGCAATCGACGTTGGCTCGCTCACTGGCCCCGGAGGCTGCGTTGCCGATCGTGCGGCCATTACAGCGGACAAACCCGCCGATGGTCCCGGTGCCGTAGTAATCTACAAGAAGCCCGGTGCGGAGCAAAAGAGTTGGATCGGTGGAGCCTGCCCCCGTATCGGCAGATAGTGAAGCCGTCGGAGCCGTGATCCCGTCCACGTCCCAGATCGTGACGCCAAAAGCGTCCGTGACCCGGAGCCGATAATCCCCGCCCGGCAGGAATACGGCAGGGAAAATGCCCGCCGCATTAGCCACAACCGGATGGTCGTGCGACACGCCGAGGCCGCTATCCCGGTAAACCGTGCGCGGTGACGTGGTGTTAGCATCGAAGAAATACGCCTTTGCCCCAACATAGGGGTTGCCGTTTGCGTCGATGAACGGCGTAGGCGCGGGCTGCCAGAGGATTGCCATGGGCGTTCCTTCGGTTGGGAGGGTGACGAAAAGCTTGGAAGCGGATATGGCTTGGGCATGTCCAAGCAGTTTGACTTAGAGCCGCATGAGTATCGTCGAAAAGGCCGGCTGCTGCCGCCGCCCGTTCAGCGGTTCTTCCGGCACTTCATGCTGTGGGCCACGATTTGCGGGGTGTGGACCGGGGCGGCGATTTCACTTTTGCCGATCCTGCCATTGCCCAAGATGCCATGGTGGGCGATTTTGGCCATCCCATTTGGGCCATCGCTCATACTGTTGACGCTGGCTGTTATCGCTGACCAAGAAGCAAGGCTAGATACGGGGCCACGCCGGCCCCCTCCTGCCGCTGTTCGGCTCCCACCGCGCCAGTCCGTAAGCCACCAGCAAGCGCCCCTTTCGGCACCGGACGATACTTCGGAACGGAATATTGCCAATCGGTATCCGCCCCGCTCATAAGCAGGCGCGCAATCTGAGAATTGTCGCTTTCTCGGCTAGCGTTCAGGCCGCGGCCAAGAGTGTAGTCAGCCAACTTCGCGGCCGCGCTGCCACCTTGCAGATTGAGCAGGCTTTGCAGGAAGCCGGGCCCCTTCTCAGTGCCGCGAATTTCGTCCTGCGCTGCCTTGAGAACCTGCGTTCGGCTGCCGGACAGGGCGAGGTTCTGCGTCTCGGCATACCGCCGCTCGCGCTCGAGAATACCAAGCAGTCGATCCGCCTTCTCAGGCCCGAAAATGGTCGCCAAGCGATCGCGGTTCCAGTTTCCTTCGCCGCCAACAGCACGCTTGAGCGCGTTCAGGTCGTTGATTGTCGTGCCGAACATGCGGTCTATCTCGGCGCGGGCGCCTTGGCTCAACCGGAATGGCGCGCCGGACGGCCCCATGCCGCGTTCCGGGACGGAACCGCCGACCATCTGGTCAACCAGTTCGGACGGTCGCACAGCGGTCCTGCCGCTATCGAGTGCCTGTTGACCGGACTGCACCGCCTCGCGCTGCTTGGCCAGTTCCTCAAACTTGGCGTCGACCTCTTTGATCCCCGGCACCGTTTCCGCAAGCGTCTGATCCACGCGATGGCGAATGTTCGTCATAACGGCGCGGGCTTGCGGGCCCAAGTCGCCGGCCATCATGTCGTCAATGGCCTGCCGGGTTTGAAACAGCGTTGCTGGGTTGGGGTCCAGTTGATCCGTGCCGGTAACGTTCAGCATGGCGCGCACACGTTGGGCAGATCTCTGCGCATCGCCGCGCAGGTTCACAGCCATGCTGTCCAGATCAAGCGCGATGGGCGATGTGTCGACGGCTCGGGCACCTTCGAACGCGGCCTCGTACTCAGGACCAAGGGACACTTGGTTATTGCGGATATCCTCAAGGAGCTTAGACGGAACGGGCGACTTCCCAAGGGAAGCGTCCACGTCTCCGAAAATGCGCGGGTTGGCCTTTGACTGGCGCGCCCGAAGCGCATCAATCACGGTCTTCTGGCCTGACCCTGGCATTGTGGCGATTGCTGCAGCCTGGTTCTGCAACCGAGGGCTTAAATCAGCCAGAACGGCATCCGGACCGATAGCGGACAGTTGCTTGCCTACCTGATCGACCGGGACGCCCGCATCCTCAATGCCGCGCAGAAGTACGCCACGTGCGCGCCCAGACAGGCTAGCGGCCGCACGGCCCGGAATGCCCGCAGCAGGAGCTGCAATTCCACCCGGCCCAAACCCGGCAACTCCCATCGCATCGCCCGCCATTTCAGCGGTGATCGGGGACACGCGGCCCGTCTCGGGATCTTGTTCAAGCCCGTATCCACCCGAAAGGGCTTTCAACGGCGCCTGAATTGCTTCGCCAGCCTCAACGAGCAACTGGGGGACCGCCCAACGGTGCTCGCCAGTTTTCGGATTGCTTTCCATTGGCAAGAGAGTGGCTCGGCGCCATTCTTCGGGCTGGTCAGCAGCAGGAGCTTGGAACTTCTGCCAAGGGCCCGTCGGCGCCGCGACCGGAGCTTGCTGAAACTTCTCCCAAGGACCAGCCATTACTGCACCTGTTCCCAACTTGTCGGAGAGGACGGATCGCCACCGAGGAAGCGGTAACCGTCAACCGTGGCCCCGACCTCCGGTGCATCGGCACCGATATTACCGGCGCTGCCAAGCCCCAGCAACGCCTTCCGCATGTCGGGCGTCATGATGGACTGACGATCGAGTTCATTCATTTTCTGGCGAGCCGCGCCGATGTTGATTTCCCCGCTCTGATAGCGGGTGATAATCTCGGATCGCGCCACGTTCAGTTGCGCCTTTGCCGACATGATAGACAGGATCATTTTGTTGGCTTCCGGCTGGTTCACCAGCGACGGCAGACTGTCCAGCATACCTTGATATTCGATATCACTCGTTGCGCCAGATCCCGGTGCGCGAAGCGTCGGGGCAACACGCCGGATGATCGACTTAGCCGCGTCGGCCGCTGAATTGAAGCCTTTGAAGGTATCGGCCAGCCGGCCCGTAATCGGCCCTTGCGGCGCGAGTGTCAGAAGTTCGCCAAGCACATCGAAGTCCTGTGCGTTGGAGCCCGAGACAGCACCAGCGGACTTATATTCGCTCCACTGCTTGCCCTCGGCTTCGCTCAGCGCCTTGTTGAGAGCGCCATCGGTACCGTCTCCGGTGTTGACGTTGATCGTTTGCCCGCTGCTCTTTGTTCCCTTGAGCCAATCCTGCAGAGTGCCGGTGAAGCCCTGCTCTTTGGCAACCGCATATTCACGCATATCGTCGGTCGGGGGAACAGCGGGCTTATTGCCGAGAGCTTCAATCTGGGCACGCTTGTAATCCCGGTCGAGCCCATCTTGCAGAACTTGGGCTTCACCAGTCTGCACGTTGTACTGCCAGATGCTCCCATCGTCGCGCTGGAACGTTTGCAAGGGCTGGATCTGCTGACCCTTGAACGCGGCTTGCGCCATTTCGATAGCCATAGGGCGCGTTTCTGGGCTTTGGAAAAGCTGCTTCATCACGTCGGCGGGCGGCAGGGAAACGCTGGGACCGGTGGGAGTTGGGAAATCTGTCGGTGCATTGCCCAGCTCGGAAGCATAGCGCGCTCGGTTGCCCCATCCGTGAGCGCCGTAAGGGTTGTCTGCGCTCCAGCCTTGGGGCCGCTCATAGCCGACAAATGCCGCGGCGGCTTCAACGGGGTTCTTGGCTTGGCGCAGCCGGTCGCGCACGCCCGTTTCGGTGGTGTTCAATTCATGATCGACAAAGCCAAGCTGCGTCGTCAGATCGGACGGGTTACCGCCGTTCTGTGCCGCATATGCCTGCAGCGCCTTCGCGCGCGGTCCATTCCACTGTGCAATGCCAATGCTGTTGGAGCCATCCGCACCGTCGCCAGGGTTCAAAGCCCCGGTGTTGAGGTTGCTTTCGGCCATCAGATTGCCGACGATCCCGGCTGCCTGATGGGGCGAGTACCCCTTCCCTACGTAGAACTGCATCGCGGTCTTGGCCGCGTCATTGCCGGACATCGAACCGGCGGAAGCGGTCATAGGGGCTTGCGCAGACGGCTGAAGGCCAGCCGAAGGCATCGCCGGCACCTGCGATGGCCCAAGCGCAAGGCTTTCGATGTAGCTGCCGAAGCCCTTTTGAGCGCTCTGCTCGTCCTTCAGGATCTTGGCTTCTTTGCGCCCTGCCTCCAGCCCGGGGAGAAAGGCCGCAAGCGAGCTCTCCTGCGCCTGCGGAACAACGAAACCGGGATAGGACAGGCCAGCCATCAGAAGCCTCCGTAACCCAGGGCCTTGCTGCCCATGCCGATAATCGTCTTGCCGAGATTGGCGAAGCCAGCAGAGTTTGCCTCCTTGCCGCTCGCAAACTGGTTATTCGCGCCCATCAGGCCGTTACCGATTTCGCCGGCGATCCCGATGCGCTTTCCGGATGTGTCGAGGGCAAGGTCGGCCATGTTGCCGAGCGTGCTGGTTTGCCCCGAAACAGCGCTGTTGAGCGGCGATGATGGGTTGGCTAGCCGATCCAGCCACGAGTTCCACGATTGATCCGCAAGGCCGCTCGCGTACTGCATTGCCCCGACATCGGTATTGCCGGACATCAGGTTGCCGCGCGCCGAACCCATGCGCTGCAAAGCCTGCAGGCCCTGGTCCATCTGGAACTGATAGCCCGGCCCGGCCTGAAACGCTCCAGTCGCCCGCTGCGCACCATTCGCGCCGTTGATCCCCAAGGCATCGGCGTAAAGCCCGGCACCGGCGCGCCCCGCGTCCGCTGCGGGCTGCTGCAGACCGAGGATCTGCTGCAGATACCCGCCCGCTTGGTCCGCGCCTTGCGTAACCAGATTGCCAGCGTCGACACCGTACTGGTTCACAATGCCTTCGTTCTTGGTGGCGGCCTTCATTGTGGCCTTGCCGGCGTTGAGGCCGAGCATATCCATCAGCCAATCCATCAGGGCAGCTCCAATTCCGTTATTCGACGGTCATAATCATTCGATGCGGTCACCAGCTTGCGCACCGCGTCGTCCAGTTCCCGCAGATACTGGAAAGCCTCTTTGGTCAGGCGCCCGGTCTTAGGGTCCACCCACATAACGGCCGGGTCGGGAAGCCGTTGAGGGAAGCGGATCATGCCGCGCGTTCCTCGATGTCCATTGCGCCCCCGAGGAATACCGCCTCAACAGGATCGCTGATTTGCAGCCGCCATTGCCAACCTTGACGCTGAGACAGCCCGCACCGAAAAATATCGATCGGAACGATTTCGCCCTGAGAGCCAAGGCGGCGGAGCAACGGGTTCCCGAACGTGCGCCCGCCGTCGATAGACCACGAAATTGAAACCTTCGGGTCCGTCTCGATAGGGGCAAGTCCCTGATCCCGCCCCACGCCTGTCACAAAATCAAAGCTCGCCCGGTTGACGACGAACCGGCCCGGAAGCCGGTGCACCTGGTTCGATCGCAGTTCCATAACCAAGGGCTCGCCATTCTCCCGGCGCTCCCCGTCTTGCACCTGAAACACGGCATTGCTGCCACGGTCAAAGGTGAGCCATGAGCCAAAAGCATAAACGCCGCCCTTGGCCCGCCAGCGCTCCGATCCATAAGACTGCCGCTCGTGCCATTCGCCAGTGATGAAGTCGTAAACCCACGTCCATGTCGGGGCCGTCAGGACAAAGCAGGCATGTCCGGCGGCGACATAAACGCTGCCCTCAATCGTCAGCGGGTCAGCGACGGCTTCGATCATGCGCTCAAGCGCGGGCGTGGAAATCGGCTCTGGCGAATACCCAACCAAGCGATAAACCCGGTTATCGCTCCCAACCCAGCACAGGGGCTGAGGGAAGCCGTATTCAAAGCCGCCGACCGCATAGGGGCCTTTCAGCCCCACAGGGATCACCGGGCCGCGCGTAAAGGGGAACGCCTCGGGGTTGCCGGTATTGCTCCACAGTTCGATCGTTGTCTCGCCCATAAGCAGAAGGTCGCGCCCAAAGGCCACGGCCCTCACAAGCCCGTCGGGCGCCGCTTCGGCGGTCGCATAATCGAACGTCGCGAACGTCGTGTCATTGAGGCCAGAGGCATAGGCCCGACCGTCCGCCGAGGTGAGGACGAAAAAGCCATCGAGATAGGTCAGGGAGGAAACTGCAGGCAGGTCGGGATCGGAGAAGTCCGAAACGGTGTTGCTTTCGATCTTGGCCATGCCATCCGAGTGCACCAAAAGCACCTGATTGGTTGGAACACGCATGTTGTGCTCCATCAGGACCGGGCCGTTTCCTGGCACCGTGCCGACCAACGCGGTAATAACGATCGACCCGCCAGACGACACCACAGAGTAAGCGGTGCTCCCGTTTACGACGTACAGGATCGAACCAACAAGCAGCGAACCGCGGTAAAGACCACCCCCAACGCTGAAGTAGGGTCGCAAGCCGGGTGAACGCCGGTAAAGCACCTTGCTCCGTGAGCCTTCCGGGGCCTTCTCTGCGTAGCAATTGATCAGCCGGCCGCCGTTCTCGGTTGGGTTCAGACTTGGCGCGGTGGAGGTCGGGAAGGGGATTTCCATCAGAAGTACCGCACGGCGACCGGGTTGCTCGGCGGGCTGGAATAATGAAGATCCTTCAATCGGGCTTCATGGTAGACCCGGAGCACATCATCGGGCTGCTTGCCGAAAGGCCGCGCCACCGAATTGGCGAGGATCAAGGCCAGATGCACGAACGCCTCTTCCTCAATCCTGTCCGGATCGCCGTAATTGTAGTAGCCGCGAAACGCCAGATCGGACAGCACGGGTCCAATTTCATCATCCACAAGCTGGGCGTCTTCCGGCTGGGCTGGCTGCCCCGCGCCAATGACGCCCAACTCCAGAAGAGCGCGCGCAATAAGTTCCTGGCGAGTTTTGTACATTGCGCGCGCCCTGCCTTACTGGTTCTTCTTGGCCAGCTCGGACGCGATATAAGCATCCTGCTCTTCGACGGTCATGGCGTTGAAGGCTTCAGCATCGGCCCTGGTCAGCTTCTCGACCAGTTCCGCATCGCCGCGCATGATCGAGTACGAACCGCCGCCCCGATGCTTGGCAACAATTTCGTCCGGGTCAGCCTGCGTGCTGGCGACGGTCTGCGCAGCAGCCGCCTGGTTCGCTTCATTCTCGGCTGCCTTGGCTTCGCCCGCTGTGGGCTGACCATCAACCTCAAAGAAGCGGTTCATCCGCATGGCGATAAGGGCCGAGGCGTCGGTGATTTCCACCGGGGTGCCCGGCACGAACGCATAGCCGTGAAACGAAATGGCATGCGCCTCGCCTAGATACTTGACCTGAGCCATGACGCCCTCACTCGTACACGTACAGGGCGGTGAGGCGGATCACCGTGCCTGCCGTGGGCAGGGCGCCGAAGGTGATGTCGATCGTGTCGCCAGCATCACCGTAGTTGTAGCCGAACGCTGTGGCAGCATTGGACCGCACCGGCGTGGTCACAGCAGTGCTCGTGATATACCGGTCAACGTCGTCGCCGTCACCGACTGCCACTGTGGCCGAAGCTGAGGCTGCGATGACCGTTTCCACCACGCGAGCGCGCGGCGGGAGCGGGATCATCTGCACGACAGAGCCGTTGGCCTGACCGTTGGGAACCGTAAACTCGGAACAGGTTTCCATGATCTGGCCCGCCGAAATCGGCTGAGGCGCATACGGATTGGGGAACGGTTGCCCCGCGACAATTTTGAAGAAAGCCATCGGGCTATCCTTTCAACAATGTGAGGTGAAAGGCGGGGCTCGATGTCCCCGCCCGATTGGCTTACTGGTCGTCAACCGAGGCAAAGAACCCGGTCACGATACCCCAATCCTTGAGCGGGGCCGACGTGCCGAACTCGCGATCCTGGAACTGGATCTTGCCCATGCCGTAGCAGGTCTCGATCCCCCGACCGGTGACGAACCCGTAGTCGTCTTCCGCGCGCTGCGTGGGCTTGGGCAGTTGGCCCACGGCATAACCCAGAGCCTGACGGCCCATGACGAACACGGGGGTCACATTGATCCCCGCGGCGCCAGCACCTGCAATGGTGCAGAGGTCATCAATTTCCGGGACTTCACGAACCATCATGCCGTTGAGGATGAGGTCGCCGTCCTGGAAGATCGGGTTGCTGTCCACGCCACGCGCGCGAGCTTCAAGATTTGCCTTGACGACTTCCGGGTCCTGCGAGAAGTCCCGGAAAGCGTTGGTGCCGGCCGCCACGATGAAGTATTCGCGGCCGCCTTCGATTTGAACCGGGTGGATCTTCGGCTTCGCCTTTTTCGCAAGACGCTTGAGGGCGCGGATCGCCGTGCCAACCAATCGGTCATTGGTGGCGTCCACGTTCGCCAGAGACGCTGCATGGTCGCCGGTGATCGTGTTGGTACGGGCGGCGCCGTACTGGATACGGTCGCGGTTCGCATCGTGCCAGGCGTTCCGCTGGGCGGTGGTCGCAAAGGGATAATAGACGCCATTGACGTTCGCCACCTTGTTGCGCTGCTTGGGGGTGAGGCCGGTTCCCTGTGCAAGGGTGCTCTTTTCGCCGGTGACGGTCCAAAGAGCGCGGATCACGTCGTCGCGCAGGCGGTTGGCGGCGGTCTGGGTCAACGCGGGGCGGACTTCCTCGAGCTGGTCAGTGACCGAACGCCGCTGCTGCTTTTTGTTCAGCAGAACGGCATCGCGCCACCAGTCAATGCGGAGCGCATGCCCGTACTGCTTGAGGTCGTGTTCATTGCCGACGAGGGTCTGGTCGCCAACAACGCCGTCGGCATCAGGGAGGGCGGCAAGCGGGATGATGATTTCCTCGCCGTCGTCCTTCAGCTCGTAGAAGCGATGGATCACAGCGGCATCGCTGTTGCCCATCAGGTCGGCAAAGAGGTTATCGCGCTGATAGTCGCGCCATACGGTCTTCCGCCACTTGCGGATGACCAAGTCGCTGGGAGGGGTGCTCACAGGCATGGTTTAGGCCTTTCGTTTTGTGCCAAATGCCGGGGTCGCATTGAAGATGTCTTCTTCCGACTCAGTCCCAGATTGCGGACCCCCGGCATTGCCGTGCGCTTGGTTGAGGGACGGAAGAACTGTGATGCCCGGTGCAGACGCTTCAGGTTGGGCTGATGCAGCCGGTGGGGCTCCGCCATCGGCAGGGATGCCGTACTTCGCCTTGAACTCGGCCTCGAATTTCGAGCGCAGGGTCTGCTCCTGCACCTCAGGGGTGGACTTGTGCCACCTGACCATGTCGCCTACCGGGTCAATCGAGGACCGGAGGGACGCTGCAACATCTTCTTGCCGGAGCTGACCAGCCTCGACTGCCTGCCGCAAAGCCGTTTCGGCCGCTGTTACCGTCTCGGCACCAAACTCCCGCACCGCTTCCCGATGGGAGAAGTGAAGGGTTTGGGTCACCATGCGCTGCTCAATCGGCGTAAGAGCCTTTTCCACCGTCGAGCTGGTGAACTTGCCGGGATCTTCCCAATAGTTCGGGTCTTTCTCGGCAGGCTGTTGCGGCTGGGGCTGCGTGGCTGTGAGGCGGTCCAAAACCTGTTGCAACGTGCGCTGTTCGGCACGAATGCGTTCAAGTTCGGCACGTTCCGCCTTGCGGGCTTCGCGTTCCTGTCGAAGTGCAACCGTCAGGTCACCGCCGGGCTGGCGCTGGGCATCAGATTGACCATCTGCAGGGGCTTGGCCTTCGACCGCGGCGCGGGCTTGAGCATCGGACGCACCGGGCTCGGCTGCAGCAGTTGCAGGCGGCTCGATTGTCGTCGTCTCGGGGCCGGAAGTCGCGGCTTCAAAGATGTCGTTTTCTTGGTCGGGAAGCATTCTACTGCACCTGTGCGTCGGTTGGCTTACGAATGCCCGTGGTCGGCCGGGCGAACGCCGAAAGCCCGGCTGATGCGCTCAGCAGGGGAAGCGAAACTGTGATGTCGGAAAGGATCAGGCCTCGATAACGAGAACGTCCACGTCGATGCCGCTGACCGCGTCCAGAAGCGCGCCGCCAAGTGTCAAGAGAGAGGCCTTGGCGCGATACGTCTCGATCGTGCAGCCAGTCGTTGTTATGTTGAGCGCAACGGCCTGGTTTGGTCGCCCTGACACCGAGCCGATAGCGGCAGGGATTACGCGCGGGGGCGTCGGGAATGGAGATCCGAACGTCAATGCGAAGTTGTTGCCCGGCAGCGTGGTCTTGACGTTGTGGTTTTCAATGCGCTTGGAAATATTGAAGTTGAAGGCCTGTGCTTTGGCCGTGATGTAGCCCGAAGCTGCGAGATACATGCCGATGGTGGGCTTGGTTCCTGACCCGCCCATCCAGTCGGCCACCTTAAGCAGGCTTCGCGTCCCGTCTTGCTCAGGGGTAAACACCGGGGTCCAGCCTGATGTGCCGTTGATGCGCTCGCTCGGCATCGGATCGGTGACATAACCACGGCCGGTGAGGTATTTGCCGTTGAGGCTTCCGGCTGGGACTTCCTGTGAGCCGAGAATTTGCAGGAATTGATTGCCGTCGAGCTCAGCAAGCTTGGTCACTGGCATCAGCACCGTGGCCGGTGATGAACGAAAGCCTCCACGCGATCCGGCCATCTCGTCACCACTCAATAAAGGTCATGACGGGGGTACCTGACAAGGCGACCGCATAGATGGCGCCGTTATAGCGTTCGAACGTAAATGCCTCGCCTGGGCCAAGCAAATGCCCGGTCGTAGTGCCAACCGCCTGAAAATCACCGATATAGACGCTAATCGCCGCATCAGCATTCTTCACCTCGGCGAACACCCGGTTTGCTCTGGCCGGGAGGATTTCAAGCCCAGTGGTGCCGAGTGTCTTCTGTCCAGTTGTCGGCATTACCCTCTCCTCACACCATCGAAGCGCGGCCGGTCAGCGCGATTTCAGCGGCCAACTTGTCCGCCGCGTTCGTCATGCCAGCTTCTTCGGCCTGCGCAGCTTTTAGCGCGGCGGATGCCTCGGTTTCCTGCACCTTCGCCGCACCTTGGCGGAGCTGAATTTCCTCGCCTGCCAACTGCAATGGGTTCGGGGGCTGGGGTTGCGCCAGCTTGTCGTAGGCTTCCATGATCCTCTTCTTTTCCGCAGGAGGCAGATCGGTCAGGCTCATGATGACGCGGGATAGTTCCACCACGATCACCGGCGGGAGCGATGCCCCCGCACCGGACAGCGTGGAGGTGACAGCCATAAGCGCGTCTTGACGCAGCGTGACCGTGTCCGGCCCTTCATCGAGCACAAAATCAACCACCACCTTCGAAACCGGGTTCATTACCGCCCCTGTGGGCATGCCGAAGTCGTTGGTTTGCGGCTGGTTGATCGGGATAAAGCCCGGCTCGCCGGTTTCCTCGTCGCCCGTCACCCGGATGTAGCGCGGCGCCGTCCAGAACTTGCGGATCGCCTCCCATGCCAGGCTGTAAACCCGCAGCTTCATGGCGCGAATGCGGACGATGAACGGCCCTAATTCGGCAATCGCGGCTTGCTGCAGCAACGCAATGGCGCGGCCCGATTTGTTGTCGAGCCCCTGCCCTAAAAGGGCGGGGTTCACGCCGTAGTTCTCGATTTCCTGCTTGGCTTCCTCGAGCAACTGAACGTTGGCCATGCCCACGTCAGTGTTGCTGAGGATTTGCATCTTGCCCTTCTGGCCGTCAGGCAAGGCAATGATGCCGTCGGGCCGGTGCATCTCACGACGCACTGCCTCCACGTCGGTTATTCGACCATCTTCGATCAGCAACCGCTGCGTATTGAACGCATGCAGCGCCTTGGACCGGCGATGGTTGATTTCGTCCTGCGGGCCCTTCAGGTTCCGAATGAAGCCGTATCGATTGCCCAGCTCGTCCACATTGGCCGACTGCATGACGTACCGGCAGACCGATTGGCCCTTGCCATCCACAAACGGGCTTTCACCCGACTGCAGCTCGGTCGCGCCGGTATAGATCGACCACAACCATTGATTGCCTTCGCGGTACCAGAGTTCGATGATCCGGATCTTCTTGAGGCTCGTGTCCCACCAAAGGTTTTCCTTGTCGGGATCAAGCGCCTCGGCATCACCAACGCCACCGGTGGAAAGAGTGTCGATGCTCTCCGTGATCGCCTGCCCTTGGTCGGGCATGAAGGCCATTGCCTCGTCGCGGCTCATCCACTTGGCAATGCCCATGTACCGGGCGTCCGAGAAGTCGGCTTGAAATGACCTCGGATCGTAGAAGAACCCGGACATGTTAACCGGTGCGAGGGTCGGGTCCATCGACCCATCGCCTGCGTCCTCTAGGCCCATTTCCCAACCGCCGATGCCATCGACGGACAGGTCTTGGATCACGTCCGAGAGCTTGCTTTCCCACTGGCTGCTGTCCAGCACGAACCGCAAGCACTGCGAGGCAAGGTTGGCGCCCTCTTCGCCGTTCGGTGTCCGTGGGTATGCCTTCGGATCTTGGCGCAGGCGCTCCAACAACCCGATCACGCCGTTGATCTTCTTGGCGATGCGGTTGTAGACGATGTCCGGACGCTTCTCTTCCCGCAGCACGGCAAGCTCGGCATCGCTCCATTGTTTCGCGTGGTAGTATCGGCGGGCTTCTAACCGCTCCTCAATCTCCACAGTCTTCAGGTCCACGTAATCGCGGAGCATCTTGCGCTTGCCGTCCAGATCGACCGGATCGACCATCGGGCGAAAGCCGTTCGGCTCGCTCGGCGGGACATAGCCCTCAGCCTTGTCAGATGCAGGCGTTATGCCGGTTCGCACATCGTCGGGCGTCACAACACCAGGCGCGGGCAAGATCGGCTGTGCTGTGATTACCTTCGCCATTCGGGAACGGCCTTCCGAGTAGTCGATCGATAACCGGTTTCAGGTTTGGCCGGCTTGGCCGGTTCTCTCACCCACGGGCGAGACATGCAGGCGTAGCGGGTTTCGTCCGCGATATGGTCTTCGGCCTTGGTGTCGAGGTCTTCGGCCTTCATCGGGTCGTGCTGCAGCGTCGGGACGGTGCGCAGGAAGTCCTTGCAGGTCGCGAGAACGTAGAGCATCGGCCGCTCCCCATCGCCGCGGATGCGCTGCCGCATCTCATCCCAACCGCCCATTGCTCCGGCCGTGGCCACGCGCTTGTTATCGGCAGGCTGAAAGTACACCCCGTTGCTGGCAAACACCTCAGAACGCGCCGGGCCGCCGTCCTCCGCAAAGATTGCAGGATCGGCCACCGAATAGGTGATCTTGTCGCCGGCATCGGACCTCTTGATGCCCTCGGCAACTTCCTGCGTCGTGAGCTTCAGCCCTTTGTTGGCGGCGCTTGCTCCGTACCATTCACGATAGCGAAGCAGCGCACCACGCGGCATGCCCTGAACATCGTCACCGACGATGGCCCACCAGCCGACACTGAACGGCTTGGCAGAGCCCCAGTCGAAGGAGCGGAACCGCGTCCAATCCGCCGGGATCGGGAACGGGTCACGGACGTTCGCCTTGCCCCACTTGTCGAAGAACGCGCCCTCAATGGCGGTCCAGTCGCCCTCCAGCCACGCCCGGACCAGCGCCTCGGACCCGACCAGATGCAGCCGGTTCACATAATCCGGATCACCGTGCAGCAAGACCCGGTTGTCCGTGATGCGAGACGGGATTACCGCCATGCGATGCACGGCACCGTTGGACAGCACCCGCGCCACAACCTTCGGACCCGCAGGAAACGGGATCAGGTCATACCGCTGCGCGATCCAGTGCTGCCCTGCGCCACCAGGATTGGCCGTGAGGATCAGTTGCACCGGCACGCCAGTAGCAGACCGCAGCACACCAAATAGCCGGTCAATGGGCGTCGGGTCAGGGTATTGCCCCGCCTCTTCAACCCATGCGTCCGTGACGTTGCGGCCCTGGTATTCCTCAGCGTCTTTGATGCTGTCGAGATAGGCGAAGGCAACGCGCCCGCCGTTGGGCATGCGCCAGATCAGCTTGCTTTCGTTGAACTTGCCGCCGAGCGGCTTGAAGATGTCCTTGCTGCGCTCGATAGCGTCTTCGCTCGACACCGTGGTCTTTCGGAACATGATGGCGTTGAACGCCGATCCGTACCGCTGCTCCTTTAGCGCCCATTTGCCGAGAACGCCGTCTGTCTTGCCACCGCCGCGGGCACCGCCGAAGAACACTTCGGACAGCGGGCAATCGATAAGTGCCTTCTGTGGCCTCGACTGCGGTCGCCAAACCGTCTTAATGAGCGGTTGCGTACTCGTCGGCCCATTCGTCGGCTGTAGGGAGGTCGCCGCTGACAACATGGTGCGTGTTGTTGCTTTCCGTCTTGTCGATCAGCAGGCCGTGGAGCTTTGCCTTGCCCAAACTGGCAGCCACCGCAGCACTGGCACCCTTCTCGTCGGCCATTGCCAACAGGCGAGCGGCTTCCAGTTCCTGAGTGATGCTTTCGATGGTCACAAGCGTGCGTTCCGTGGCGCGGGACTGGATTTCTCCTACCCGCTTCATCACGCTTTCATTTGCTTTCATGCGGGTAGCGTTCCCCCTGTTGGGGGCATATCCGGCCTCGGCGTAGGCTTCGTCTGCTGTCTTTCCCTTGGCTAGGGCTTGGGCGAAAGCCTCATGGCGCGTGTTGGATAGTGCAGCCATCGCGCAATTCCATTTCTACCGGCTCGGTGTTTGCTGCACGTTCATTCTACGCCGGCCCGGTTTTCGACGGCCTGCACTTCGCTCTCAATGGCCGCAATGTCGCGATGCTCGGCGCCAATGGCGGTGTTGTCGGCCCGTGAGGCTGCTACGAGCTCATCAAGCTTGAGCTGCAGGGAAAGCTCAAACCTGCGCTGTGAGGGCAAGAGCAGCGAGGTGAGGATGATCGCCAGTATGGACAGGAACAGCGTGAATGAGCCGTTATCTAGATAGCCCAGGTGTTGGGCGGCTATACCGGCAATGCAGATGCCGTTGAGAAGGATGAAGCCGGTTGGCTTGGATAGCCATTCAGCAAGGGCGTTGATGGGCTTGTCGAACATCAGCACCCCAGAAACGCGAAAGGCCCCCGTTAGGGAGCCGGAAGTTTTGAGGCGTAAGGGCAGCCACCGCCCCCGACGCTGGCCTAATCAAAGGCCGCCCTACATGATGGCTGTTGTGGGTCGCGTCACGCCCTCTCAGGCGCTCGCCTCAAACCAAGAACTTCGAGTAAGTTGTCTCGACGCGTTACGCCCAGCGTAACGTTGTATTTGCATTTTTTGCCACAGATGCCACAGGGTGTCAATCGGGTATTATGCCATTTGCTGCGACCCACGCATCGGTCAACGCCTCCCGGTATCGGCGGCGTGCAGTTTCGTCGCTTTGCCCTGTGTATTTCGCCATCAGGCCAAAGGAGAAATCGAACGAACGCCACCACAGGAACTGCCACTGCGACCTCTGGAGGTGCCTCGCCCACGATAGGGCCCGAAGATAATCGCTCACATCAAATGGAGAAGGCCGAAACCGAGGAGCAAGAACCTCTACTGAGGCGTAGGCGTCGATCTGGTCTTGTACGTGCTCTGGCATGCCGCTCTTCATGCCAAAGAACCGTCTCTCCCTGTCAGGCATAGCCCGCAGCGTCTTCATCGCCCGCATCAGACGGGTCTCCACTTCCTCGACCGTGAATACGCCGGTGTCAGTAGCAACCGGGCCAGGGACGCGCCTGCCGCCCTTTTTCAAGGTAAACGTGCCCGTCGCGATTGGCCTATCCTCAGGCATCACCTGTCTGCCCGGCTCAGCCTTCTGGCGAGGGCGATTTTTCTTCTTGGCCATGCGGACAGTGCCTTACAAAGAGAGGGGAAGGTGTTTGTTAGTATTGGGGTGCGATTTCGCACCCCTTAGCCGCCCTGCCATGCCCTATTCCTCCAGTGCTTCTGTGATGGATGGCCGTTGCGCCTTCGCTTTCTTGACAATGCGGCGCATGGACACCTCATCGAGCCGATTGGACCGCATCCAGTGCAGGGCGTAACCGCGTTGCCTAGTAGTAAGCGTTTCCCAAAGGGCCATGTCCTCATCGCTGGGAAGGATCAAGGCCAACGGCTTTTGTAAAAGTTCAGGGTTTTGCCCCACCATGCCGGTCACTGTGCTTCTCCATCGGGGGTGCGGGTGGAGCTGTCCTTGATTAATTCGTCCAGACGAAGCCGCTCCAGACAGTCGGTCCACCCATCTCGCTGCCCCTGCATCGCTCCCAAAAGCCAGCCGATACCGAACGACAGGATCGCGGCACTAAGACAAATCGCGATTACTTCTGCGGTGTTCATTGCGTCTCTCCATCGGGGGTGTTGGGATTGCCTCGGGCGCGTTTCTCCGCCACAATTTCCGCACACAAGTCGATGCATTCGTCGCAGATGTCGGCGCGAGGTCCGACCATGAGCAACTGGACCTGCTCTTGACGCTTCCCGCAAAAGTCGCAGTAGCGAACCAGCACCGTGTCCCCGTCGGGCGGCAATCGCGCCTCCGTCATAGCTCACCCTCTCGGGGTTGGGTGGGTGGGGCCGGAAGGTGCTGCCAGTGGGCGGGCAGATGATAGTTGACTTCGCTGATTGGACCGCCGTGATGGTCGCCCCATCCGGTGCCCGCCCACCACCAGTCGCCGCCGGCCGTCTCGGGATCGAAATAAGCTTCGCCAACGATGTAGCCGTCTCGATCCTTGGTGGGAACTGCCACGATCACTGGTGACTTGTCCTTCGGCGCTGTGCTGATGTCATGCCACTCGTTCATTGTCCCCGTCCCTCCTGTTGAACCTGCTTGCATGCGGGCGAAGGGGGTTCAGTAGTCAGAGCGAAGCGTGGCTCTCCTTGGTGTTTAGGCTGACGACGCCACGCCTCGAACAAGATCAGCCCAGCAATATCCGGGTGGATCGTGTAGCGGGCAAAGGTCATTCCTGCCTCTTTTGCCTGGTTGGTTTGCAAATCAAACCACTCGCGCCCCTGCGCTTCGTTTTGGAAATCGCCACATTGGCGGACAATCTCCGGCTCGCCGTCCGCTTCAATGCTCGGCATCACACTGCCTCGTAGGTTGCTGCGAATATGTCGGGCTTGCAGGCGTAAAACTCGCCCTTCACGCCCTTGATGATCCAGTCACCCTCGGTTGCGACATGTTTCGCCCTCCGATCGTGGCCGTCCTCAAGGGTAACGATCTCGATTTCGCCCTTGGCGTCTGGATGACGCGCCTTACTTTCGTTCCCGGCTGCATGGTCCAAGAACTCGCGCGCGGCAGGATCGCCATATCGGTACTGAACGGCCTCGATCTCGACAGGCTTGTTGCGATATTTAGTAATTTGCTTTCTCCTGCTGCATTGCTTTGAACTCATCACTGAGGAAGAACCTGTGCAGTTCCCCGCTGATCCACTTGGGCACTTCATGGGGCCAGAACTCGCGCTCTCCCGGCTCCAGCTTCACCCTCGCCTTTCGGCATAGCTCCGGCCCCTCAAACCATATGCGCTTGGCGAGGCGGTCGATTGCGTCGGGGGTCATAAGGCAGTCCATCCGAGCCGCCGGCAACGCTCTGGCCAATCGACCACGTCGCCGCTTGGCACCATTCGGAAGGTTCCGTTGCCCAGAGGATCCGCGCCGTGGTCTCCGCCCTTCGATATGTCCACCTTTTTCAGGTAAGTATCAGCGGGCAACCCCATCGCTTCCGCCATGAGCCGCTTTTGGCCACTTGCTGTGCTGTAGTCCTCGCCCCCAGAGCCTGTCTTGCTGCTCCTGCTCACCCCACCCTCCTGCTTTCGCCCATATCCCCGTCATGGCCTTCGGGATCACCTATGCCGAGGCGGAACTTGATCTGTCCGGGCTCCACGCTCGGATCCCAACGGGCTGCGCTGGCTGCCTCGCGCTGGCGCTTGAAGGCTTCGGCTTTGGCATCCGGTGTCCGCATAGCGTCCACAGCGCCCGCGAACTGCTGTGCCAGTGCGCGAACACGCTCCCGGCTTTCAGGGGTCTTTGGAATGTCAGGCGGGGGAAGCGCAGGATGGCCAAGACGCTTGCGGTATTCGCTATCGAGGCGGGCGTTCAATGCGCGCCTCGCGGCTGTGGCAACTTGCGGCGCTGATGGTGCAAACGCTGGGTTCACGCCAGGCTCGGATCCGGTCAGCAGTGCGGTAATGCCAGCGTCAATATCCCGCGTTTCGTAGATCGCAAGCGCCTCGAAATAAACCTTGGCCCGCTCAATCCGGTCCGCCCGGATCTGTTCTTCGGAATTTCCGTTAGCCGGTGGCGGGTAGGTGCGAAATAGCCGCTCTAAAAGTTCCGCCACCTGCATCTGATCGTGGTTCGGGTTCATTTCGGGCCTCGGCAACATGCTGGAAAATCTGTGACATCGTCGGGATTGCGCGGACATTCGATGCTGGCGGCGCACGGACGGGTTGGTCGTTCTTCAGCCATTCGGGCTTGACGCTGGTCCAGCCGCGCACTGCCATTTCCTCCGCCGCAGCACGGGGATCAGGGCATCGAGAAAGGGCTTTCGAAAGCAGGCGGCCGGTATTGCCGTTGATGGCAGCGCGTTTCTGGCGCCGGCTCTGGACGATCGTTGCAATCAACTCCGGGTCGAGAACCTCGGAGAGCGCGTTTTGGAAATCGGTGAGGTCGGAAGAGGACGCGCTTGCCGCGCCTTTCTTCTCTTCCTTACCTTCCTGTTTATTTTCTAAGTTTAGAGTTTTATCTTCTACGCGCGCATCGCCCCCGCGTGGGACGTTGGCTATCGTTTGCTCACGTTGGCTAACGTTAGCGGCCTGCTTCTTTTCTTGATGCTTATGCCAACGGGCGCGCTGTTTTGCCTTCCGGTCCTCGTCACCTGCGGCCATGATTTCCATGACAACGGCGATCTGGTCCGGTGTAAGCCCTGCAGCTATCAAGCGGCGGAAGTCGTCAGGGCTCAACAGCCGCCCTCCCGCATTTCCGAGCGCTTTGGCAGCCGAAGAACACGAATGCGGCTATGCACGCTGTTCTGGGATGGGGCGTTCAGGATTTTAGCGATTTGCTGGTAGCTCTTGCCGGCCAACCACAAGGTTGCGAGTTCCTTGTCCCGATCAATGGTCCATTCGAACGGGCTTGGGCGCCCACCCTGTCCCGGCTTCGGCCGGCGAATGGAGATGCCGTTGACGCGCATCCACAGGCCGTTCTTTCGGTCCTCGATTATCTTGGCCTTCTGCTCCGCCCAACTCACAAGCTCACCTTTTCCGCCACGCCTTCAATGACGACGGGCGTCCAATTCGGTCGCTGGTGCGCGCGGTTCCGGGCGGCTTGAATGACGATGCAAACATCGGCCTCGGTGACGCTCAGCGCTTCCGCAATGTTCATCGTGTCGAACATGCCGGAGTTCCAAAGCGTGACGGCGGCAGCGGCTTTCAGAAGGTTCATGTCGGCCTCACGATCTGGATGGGCCGGTGGTAGATGGCCGCGAATTGCTTGGCCTTCAGCTTGAACACCGGCGTGAGGACGCCCTTCACATCCTCGGTGATTGGCAAGCCGGTGCGCGCATCGATGTAGTCGAAGTCTGCGACGTACTTGACGCCGCCCGGCAGATCGTACTTCCGCTGGAGCTCCAGATCGCGGATCTCGCCGGCCTTCACCAGAAGCTGCAATTGCCCATAACGGCGCGCTTCGGCCTTGCTCGCGAACTTGATGCCATCGACCTCGGTGCGGACGTTGCGGTATTTGCTGCGCTTGGCCGGCACCCGCGCTGCCGGCTCTTCACGGGAGGGGGTCATGCGACTGCCCTGCGCTTTTCTCGGATGCAGTGCTCCAGCTTAGCCACAGCCATGACGACTGGCTTTAACTCCGAAGGCGCGGCATCATATGCCATCACTCGGGTTGCCTTCCCGCCATTAAGGCGAGGCAGCATGCCGCGAGGGATCATTTCCCAGTTGGAGGGGTCAGTGTTGAGCTTGTTACCGTCCAAGCACTTGAGGCAGTGGCCCTCCGGCACTGGCCCGTTCATCTTCTCCCAGAGATAGACATGCTTGTGCACCGGTCGGGTCTTTGCGCCGGTCCAGGGGTTTGTCTCTTCCACGATCATGACGACATAGCCGTCTTTGCTATCGACGCGCTCGTGTCCAGGACCTCGATAGGTGTGCGAGATGTTGCCTTTTTTGAACTGAGTCTTGCGGGCGTTTGGGTGCTTGCCGCCGGTGCCTGGCGCGCAAGGCACGCCTTTGTTGTAAGGCTTGGCACCCTTTTCAAAGCAGCCTGTGCGCCCCGTCTTCCAGCCCTTGCGTTTGCGCAGGCTGTGCAGGTTGGACAGCGAAACATCTGCGCGGGCGAACTGAGCGCAAAAGGCCGTGTGATAGTCGCTGATCACCATGGCGCGGTTTGCTTGCAACCACTCCATTTCGGCAGCGCTGTAAACGATTGAACGGCCCTTCATTTGTCTTCGGCCTCAACCGTGACGGAGCTGCCGATAAGGCCGGACAGAGCGGGCCGATAGCGGTCGCCATGGGTGGCAACGAAGGTTGCCGCCTTGAACGTCAGGTCAGCATTACGGATGATTTGGTCCGCTACCGAAACGATCGCGTCCCCGCGCTTGGTTTCTTGCTCGATCTGCTCGGCTGTCAGGCTCTCGTCGGACAGGCGTTCGAGCTGCGCAAACAGATGGTTGTGCAAATCCGAAAGGCGGTTCTTCATCTCTCACTCCGATCCTTCGGGGGTTGATTGGGCAGCACGGACTTTCGCCACCATGCCTTCGATCCGGTCGAACATCCGGCCGACAGTTGCGATATCCAGCCCGGCCCAAGCCACCGCGTGAGCCGCATCAATGGTGCACACGGCGATGGGCCACTCGGTGTCACCGAGTTCATCGAAGCCCATCTCGTACTCACCAGGGCCGTCCATCTCAGTTACGGTCGGGGTCTCGCCGCGCATCAGAATGACGAACCGGCACCCGTCCGGGAGGACCATCTGAGCGTTGGTAGCCGGGCTGTGAAATACGGTCGTTAGCGCTTGGAAGGTCTTGCTCACCTACCTCCCCCATCCTTCGGACTGGTCGGTGTCTGCGTCGAACTCGGCGGCTCCGCTTGCTCCGGGCAGATCGCGTCCGCCCATTCCCCAGCCTCGGTTGTGATATGTTTCGCGATGCGCGCCCTCGTCTTGAGCGGCAATAAGCGCTGCCAGCCGTTGCTCCCTGGCCTTGAGCCGTTGTCTTTCAATTCGGGCCTCCTCTACGGCCACCGCCGTCAAATCTTCGATTTCGTAATGGTCGATGCGCCGTGCTTCCCGCTGCCAGATTGACTTGACCCGCCGCTCGGTCCATTGCCGGTTGCGCTCATCCAGCGCGGTCCTCGGCAAGGCTCGCTCCCGGCGGCGGAGAGCGTCGTACGCGTCCCCGATAGCGGCCTTGATGTTCCGGCCGGCATGGATGGGGAAGGCTTCTTGGAGAAGCTCTTGAGCGAGTGCGGTGTCTGTCATGGTCGGTGTTGGCTCGGACGAAACGTCCGAGATCTCGGGTAGCTTTTCCACGTCCTTGTCCCCGCTTGCTGGCATTTATTGAACCAGGAGATGAAGAGCGGACGGGAGAGGACGGACGGATGACGATGCGGTCTTTGAGCGAGGTTTTGAACGACGTGCTCAGCGACCTTGGGATAGACGCGGGCCTTGCTTTGCAGAGCGAGGGCCGACGCGATGGTGGCAAAGGCGGGGTTCATCTAATCGAACCTCGCAAATGCGCCGTGATGCTTGGCGGCGGCGGCCTGGTAAGCCTCCCTCGCCTCTTCGGCCGTGGGAAACAGACCGAGGTGCGTCTGACGGCCATGAATTCTGATTTGCGCCACGAACTTGCGACTTTGGCGATGAAAGTGGACGCCTTTGCCGTAGGCGGTGCGCGCCTTTGTGTTCCACATGTTCTGGCTAGGAGACGCCAACCTCAGATTTTCAATCCGGTTGTCGGCACGATCCATGTTGACGTGGTCAACGTCGCTCTCGGGATCCACCCCAAAGTGCAGGAACCAAGCGAGCCGATGTCCTTGATACTTTTGCCCATCGAAGGTGATCGACAGGTATCCGTCTCCGTTGATGCTGCCGGCCATCGATCCGGGACGGATCTGAGCGGCGAGCGGGCGCAACCATGTGAACTGGCCGGAGAAGGGGTCGTATGAGATATGGTCGCGAATGTGCGCAGGTATTGGCCGTGGCATCATTTTACCTCGACACCGCCCACAGGCAGAGGAGCGCCACGCCAACGGTTGCAGCCCATGCGGCAAGTGCTAGGCCCACAATCACAAGGCCTGCTGGGATATGACGGTATGGGGATTTGGTGAGGGGGAGCATTTAGAGGGCTCCCCGAATTTTGTTTGCTATAACCTGCGCAGCGGCTCCCGAGCCCTGCCAGTAGTCGTCACCTTCAGTCGGCATCTCTGCGAGAGAACGCCGGAGACGTTCTTCAGCGATCCGTGCATCCCGTTCGCGTTGCGCTTCACGCTCAGCCATGATGGCGCGGGCGATTTCTTCCGCCGCCCCGAACGTGACCTGAATGCCATCCCCATCAATGATGATGTGGCGCTTCTCAAGAATTGCATCAACGACGGCGCATGCCGCGTCCCACACATCATCCGCGATATCGTCAGGACGGGCCATCTATGCCTCCTCACGTGCGGGTGCACGCAGCCAGCCCATCGCAGGGGCGACCTTCCCGAACGCTTGTGCGACCACCCAAGAGAGGTGCTTGCTGCAGTAGCCCCAATCATTTTCGAGCTTCCAAAAGTGACACACGCGTCGGAAACTCTTGACCGAATGCCCGTTGCGGAAAGCAGCATCGAGAATGCGCCGATGCAGATCGGCCGTGATCGGATGCGGGGCCATTCAGACCTCCTCACGTGTGGGGTTCAGAATGCCCCGAACATCATCCGCAGAGGGAAGCTCACGTGCGGGTGCAGTGAGAGCAGCTTTCAAGCGACGGCAATGCGATGCCGCAGCCTCTTCGCCGCGATCGTAGGCGACCTCAAGGTATTCTTCAGTGAGCTCCGCTCGTTCTACCCATGCCGGGACAGCCACCGACAAGTTTCGGCCGCTGGGCAAGAACCACCCAAGGCGGGCCGCCAGTCGGGTGACCTGAGAAATTTGGCATCCGACCTCGTTGGCGATGCGGGATGCGTTCCAGTCCGGATGTTCATTGTGGCAGGAAACAATCCGCGGGGCATATCTTCCCCACGTGCCAGGTTCGACGCGCGACACATCAATCCCGAGCCTCTTTATGGCAACGCATACGTATGCGGTTGAACATCCGATTTCGCGTGCCAGACGAGACGCATGCCACATTGGATTTTCCCAATGGAGCCTCTGGAGTTCTTGCGAAGCTTTGCCCATTACGGCCGATCCGTCTTGCGGGTGAAGGTCATGCTGCGACCTGCTTGACGAAAATACGCGCCAAGTCGGGCCGTAACACTTCGCGGGGGATGCCAGTAACGCGTTCAACGTCAATGACACGCTCGGCTGGGATTGCTCCCTGCTCCCACCTTGTGACAGTGGATTTATCGACATTGAGCGCCCGCGCCACGTCGATGGGTCGGATGCCTTTGTCGCGAAGCAGCGTGAAGAATGTCGGGTCCATAAGTCATTAGTTGCGCAACTAACAACCGAAGTCAAGAGCCGGGGTTGTGAAGCACGCTAACGACAGTGACAAGCGGGAGGAATACGGCGCTCCCATGAACAACATTGCTGAAATCCATAAGGGCAAACAGCCCCATAGACCGCATTATGTGCGGGAATGGGCGGAGTTGCGCGGGTACCGGACACAAGCAGAGTTGGTTGCAGCTCTGGACATCGACAAGAGCGTGGTGTCCCGCTGGTACAACGGGGCCTCACCGAGCCTGGAATGGCAGGAGAAACTAGCTGCCCTTTTCGAGTGCGAGCGCGAGGCCCTATTCCGCCACCCCGACGACGACTGGTTCTCCAAGTTCTTCCAGGGACGCTCACGTGACGAACTGGAGCGCATGAAGATCGCACTAGAGGCCTCTTTCCCGCGCAAGAAAGGCGTACGCGTTTAGGACGCGCCACGCCGGCAATCTAGATCGGATGCGCCCCCGTCTGAGCGGGGATGGCGCCGAAGCGCTCGGCTAAGCCATATCACAGCCCGTCACCAGCCCCCCCCCTCACCGGCGGGGTTTTTGCTGCAGCCGAAATGTCGCACCTAGATGCAAGTTGCGCAACTAACGCTTGACAGCGGTTGCTAGATGCGCAACTCTCACCCCATCGAAACACCAGACGGCCAAGCGCCGGGGAGTTGGGGAGAATGGGGAAGGCAGAGACGCCGAAGAGGCCCTCACGATATTCTGAGACAGTACGCAGGATTGCTGCCGAACAGCTGGTAAAGCCTGTTGCGGAATGGCTGGAGGAAAATGCGTCTGGGGAATTGCTGGAGACGCTCACCAGACATGCAGACGGCGACAGCTACACATTCGCTCGTAATCTGGACCGAGCCGGATGGTTTCCTGATGGCGCGCTTGTCGAAATCCTGAGCGAGTACAGCGACTATAAGGCTTGGCGTCGAGCATCAGCCGATTGGGTCAAGATGTTCGATATCGAGGTTCCCTACTCGGTTGGCGACCTCGTGCAAGCTCGCGGAGAGCGCTGTGTCGTGGTCAAGGTTGATCGCGAAATTGCACAAGTCACAGTTCAGCCGATGGACAAGCCAAACCCGTCGTTCGGGGCTGAAGGCGGGTATCTGCATCCATTCGAAGAAGTCACCCCACTCGCACAACAGGCAGCGTGACCGCCATGCACACCCCGGAAGCACAGACTGCCGTTCTTCAACTGCCGGTCGCTGCAAATGACGCTTCTTTCCGGTTCGACATTTCCGGCGCTCGGCCATTCTATCCGACGTTTCGCGTGACCGACGAGGGCGAGGCCCTTATCCCCACCGTTCGCACCAATGCGGAGGTTTACGACCTTATCGGCCAATGCGGCCCTAACGGTCAGGTGTGGGGCTTCGAAGTTGACACATGCACACCCGTCGACCTCACCAAGCATTTCGCTCCCATGTGGTGCCAAGATCACGGCGAGGCCGGGTTTGAAACCTGCCCCTTTGCTTTTGAGCCGCTTCTTGCGGACGAACTGGCATGGCGGGTTTTGGGCGAACCCAGCACCGGTTTCCTCGCTGGCCAGAGGGGGTTCTGATGGCTGGGGTTCGGGACCATGAACAATTCAAGATCCGCCTGCCCGATGGAATGCGCGACGAAATTCGTGCGGCAGCAGCAGCTAACCACCGCACCATGAACGCCGAGGTTGTTGCCCGCCTCACCCCGCCCGAAAGCATGACCCTTCGCGACTGGCTCGCAGGGCAGGCTTTGGCGGGGATGCTCGCAAACCCTAAGACGCAACAGTTTATCGCCGAAATTGCCGCCGAAAGAACGCAGGACGGGGCGCAACTATCTGCTGCCGCTTCTTACGAACATGCCGACGCCATGCTTGCAGCTCGGTCCACACCTTCCACGGAGGAAGGGCAATGAGCCGGGAGCAAGACATAGAATACATCGGCACCTTCCCCGGTCGCGTAATCAACGCCGCCATCAAGAGCCTTTTGGCCCGGCACGGCTACGACGTGTTCAGCGACGAGTTGATCGCAGAGTTGCGCGACGACATGGAAGACGCCGAGTGCCGCCGTGAAGCGACCAACCGCCACAACTGCGCCACTGCCGAGCAGGCTGCGGGTCAGGAGCAAGCAGCATGAGCGGCGAACACACACCAACCCCCTGGGAATTCAGACTCGTTGGGGAAGCCTATCACGTCAGCCAAGTAAACAGTGGCGCCTGGTTCTTAGATATTGGCTTGGGCTGTCCGGTCAGCGAATTGGCCTATCCGCTGGATACATTCGCTGATTTCGAGGCGAACGTAACGATGATCAAGTCTCGCATCAACAGCCATGACGCCCTGGTCGAAGCGCTGCAGAAGATCGTCAACAACTGGGATGATCTCCACCCAAAAGATCGGCATCAGGCGCGCGAAGCTCTGGCCAAGGCAGGTGCGCAATGACCGCCCTTCGCCTCATCACGACGCACTGGTTCATCGCCTTCAACATGATCCTCTTTGCTGCCACTCCGATTATCGGGGCTGCTGTCTATGAGGCAAACGCTGCGGGGTGGTGGTGATGGCCGTCCGAACAATCTGGAAATGCGACGGGTGCGACCAGGAGGTAACCGCCGAGGTTGGCTTAGTGGACTGGAAGCGCATCACGGTGAACCTCGGCGGGTTCAAGGGATACCCCGTCTCTCACGTGCACAACGGTGAACGCTCCTACGAGCTGTGCCCAGACTGTCAGGGCCACTTGGCGGAGCAAGCGAACCCACGACGTTGGGCTCGGGTCGGCAGTCCCATTGCGCCCGCCACTTCCCCAACACCCGCACAGTCCGGCATGAATACGGAGACTAGGGAATGAGCGCTCTCACTGTAACCCAGAACGAACGCATCGTCATGGGGGGGAACCGCTCGCCCTTTGATGAGCATAACGAGGCTATCGGCGATCTTTGGACCGAGGCCGAAGCCTGGCTGAACGGCGATGGCATCAAGTCTGAAGCCGATGCCGAGGGCGTTGAGAAGCTGCTGGATCTGTCGCGGAAGGCGAAGAAGGCCGCGGATGAAGCGCGAGCCGAAGCCAAGCGCCCTCACGATGAGGCAGGCAAAGCGGTTCAAGCTCAATGGACGCCGATCATTCGTCGGGCTGATACGATCGCCGATGCGTGCAAGGAAGTGCTGGCACCGTGGCGCGCCAAGATCAAAGCCGAGAAGGACGCGATCGCTGAAGCTGCCCGCCGCGATGCTGAGGATATCCGGCGCAAGGCACAGGAGGCAATGCAAGCCAGCGCCGGGAATGTGCTGGCGAGGCAGGACGCCGAGCATCTGCTGAACAGCGCCAAGATCGCTGAGAAAGACGCGGCCAAGGCCACCAAGGCCGCAGCGACCGGCAATGGCCTGCGCACTACGCCCAAGGCTGTTCTGGTCGACGGCGCGAAAGCTGCCGAACACTACTGGCGAACGCGCCGCGACGATTTCCGAGCCTTCTTGCAGAAGCTCGCCGACTCCGATGCCCGGAGCGGAACCCATTCAATTCCAGGATTTGAAATCGTGGAAGAGAAGACGGCCATTTAGGCCGGAACGACTACCCCAAGGCCGCTGGCCGAACTCAACAGGACCCTAAGATGAACATCAATGACACCTTCCCAAGCAACTTCCTGAAAGCTGCAGACCTTAACGGCGGTCAGCCGACCGTGACTATCTCACATGTTGCAATCGAAGATATTGGGGATGATCGAAAGCCCGTTCTTTACTTTGTCGGTAAGGAAAAGGGCATCGTTCTTAATAAGACAAACGCCACGAACATCAGTGGAGCCTATGGGCCTGAAACTGACGACTGGACCGGGAAGAAGGTAACCCTCTTTACGTCCTGGGTCGACTTTCAAGGCAAGTCTGTTGAGGCAATCCGCATTCGCAAGGCGGATAATCCACGGCCCTCACAGCAACCCGTTCAGCAACAGACATCGCGCCCTGTCCCTCAGGATGTCCCTCCTCAGTTTGAGCCTGACGATCCGGGGTTCACCGGCGACGATATCCCTTTCTGATTTCCGTTTAACCAGCGCAGGCCCGGCCCTTCGGGGTCGGGCGGGAGCTCCCCATGAACGATCACGCCAACATCCCTCTGAGCGAACAATACCGGATCGTCGCAAAGGAATTTGTCGATCTGGAAGGGGCGGCTCGCATGCTCGAAGAAAGCAAGAGCACTATTCGCGCGCAGCAAATGCTTGCCCTCGGCGATATGCCGGTCTCCAGAGCCGAGATGCGTGTGAACGCCTCCCCTGAATTTCAGGACTACATCCGCAAGATGGTTGAGGCCAAGACGGCCGCGAACCGCAAGCGGCTCCATCTGAAGTTCCTCGAAATGAAGTTCAGCGAGTGGCAGTCCGAGAACGCCAACCGGCGCGCGGAGATGCGGCTGTGAGAGTTCTTGTCACTGGAGGCCGCAACTACACCGACCGGGAGCGGCTCTACGCCGTACTCGACAGGCTTCATAGAGAGGCTTGGATCGATTGCCTCATTCAAGGCGGGGCGAACGGGGCTGACAAGCTGGCCCGCGAGTGGTGCGAGGATCGTCGGGTGCAGTATGAAAACTACCCTGCCGACTGGGAAAGTCACGGCAGCTTCGCCGGACCTATGCGCAACAAGCAGATGCTGGACGAAGGGCGGCCGCATTCCGTCATAGCCTTTCCCGGCGGGCGCGGCACGGCAGACATGGTGCGCAAGGCCCGGAAGGCTGGCGTCGAGGTAATTGAAATTGCCCCGTAGCGTCCCCGAATGGATCGGCAAAACCGACGACAGCAGAATACCGATAAAGGTGCTCCTGCGTGTCGCAGAGCGTCAAGGGAATGTGTGCGGCTGTGGCTGCAACACACCCATCAACTTCAACTTCGACCAGCTCGACGGGGACCATATCGTCCCGCTGAAGGACGACGGTCAGAACCGAGAGAGCAACGTACAGGTTCTCCTCCGCCGGCATCACGTCACAAAGACGAGCGCGGAAAACATCGCTCGGTTCGAGGCTGAGCGCCATCGCGCCCGAGCCTTCAATCGCGACGAACGCCCAAAGATGCGCGGCGCCGGCTTCCGTGCAGCTGCTCCACAGCGCCGGGCATCAACGCAAATCAACAAATGGTTCGGATGGAAAGGTGACACCAATGTCTGACGCCATGACCACGAACACCCCGGCTGACGCTGTGGAGCCAACAGGCCCCGCAGCGATGGGTGAAGTCGCGCAGCTTATCTCCGATCTGGAGCGGGCAGCCGCAGCCTGTTGGAGACAGCGAGAAAGCGCCATTCGCATGAATGGCGCGCCAGCTGTCATGGGGGAAGGATGGCAGCTAGAGAGCGCAGCCAAGCTACACGAACGCGCTGCTGCAGTCCTCCGCCGCACCCCAGAGCCGACCGCTGTGAGCGAGGCCGCTGACGATACCGATGAGGTTTACGAGCTTGGCAAACGGGATGGGTACGAGAATGCCATTCAGGAGTTAGACCTCGCGACAGGCGGTGACGGTGAGTTCAAGGGCAGCACATTCCCCGGCGAAACCGTTGACGTACCCGTAATGAAGGCACGGATTATCGAGCGGTTTACTCCGCAGCCCTTGGAGGCTCCCATGTCTGAGCCCCAACTGGACGGGTGGAAGCTGGTGCCGGTCGAACCGACCCGCGAGATGTTACACGCAGGGTTTCAGGAGATGAACACGCCGGGGAACCTGCCGCAGGCCGATGATGTGTTTGCCGCCATGCTTGCCGCTTCTCCCCAGCCTCCAGCTCTACCGGAGAGTGCGGAAACGGTGGTGGCGATCAAGCCGCTGGAGTGGAAACAACACACGGAAGGCGTTTGGCGAGCTGAAACTATCGTTGGCGATTACCGGGTTTGGACGCACCACGAAGCTAAGGGAACGTGGTTCTGGCAACTGAGCTATCATGGTCGGATCAGTGACGGCTCGGGTACTGAGCAAGAGTGCCTTCTTGCCGCCCAAGCCGATTACGAAACCCGCATCCGCTCTGCCCTCTACGCCGCCCCTTCATCCGAACAGGCGAGGATCGAGCAGCTTGAGCGGGAGCGGGACATCGCTCACGAGGAACTGGCGCATCGGGATGCCGAAGGATGGGAAAAGCTCATCGCCCGCGCCGAGGCCGCAGAAGCCACGGTAGCGGAACTACGGAAAGATCAAGAAACCCGAGTGCAGGCCCTGCAGAGACTGATGCCCTATCTGGTCTGGCAACTCGGGCCTGAAAGCCCCGGCTGCCATCCGACGATGGAAAGCGTCGTGGCCGACGTGATGGAGCAATTTGGGCTAGGCGGAAGCTTCAAGCGAAAGCTGGATCACGCTCGCGCCGCTCTCACCAAGGAGACGGCAAATGGTTGAGGCAGCGAGACTGCGGGAACTGCTGGAGCGGGTACGAAAAGCCGAGGGGCCGGATCGCAATATCGACGCTGATATATTCGAGGCGCTTGGTCATGAAGTGAAGCGCGAAACACGGCGGATCAGCAGCATCTGCAGAACTAGACACACCTTGTCGTGGATGCACAGGAAAGGTGGCGGGAAATGGCATAAGATCGGCTACCTGACCTCATCCGTTGATGATGTGCGGGAGTTGATTGAGCAGGAACTTCCTACCTATTCTCTGGAGATGCATACGGACCCTTCCGGGCATAGTGCAGGTTTACACCTATGGCCGGAAGGGCTCAGTGGTGACGTCGAGATCGCCATCCCAGACGAGGCGAACATCACGCTAGGGTTAGCCCTTTGTGCCGCCTTCCTCTCGGCCAAAGCAGCCCTTGCGGAGGCGCGGACATGAGCGACTTCGGACACAACTACAGTCATGGTCCCGGCGTCTTTATCGACGGATGGGGAAGCGGGCCATTTGAAATCACCGTCAAGGGCAAGGTCTATCGCTTTGAAGACAGCGATATGTTCGGGCCAGCTAGGCTCAACAAGGACGACGATCCCCATTCTGTCAACTTCGGAGCACGGTCCCCATTCTGGCGAGCGCACAGTTTGTGGAAAAGCCAAGGGCGCAAGGTTCAGGCGGACGGCGTGACATGTGTGTGGCGCGAGCCGCTGCCCACCATCGTTCAGAAGATCGGACCCATGTGGGTCACCCTTCAACACGGTGAACCCAACGCGCACGGGGGAACTCAGCATGTTCAGGTTGAAGTGCCGAAATGGAGGCGCCCATGACCTCAGTCCGCTTTAGCTCTCATGCGCTTCACCACGTCGCGCCAGTCGGCAATCAACGCCTCGATCTTGTCCCGCTTGCCCGGCGATCCCTCGGCAAGGCCGCTGAGTATCGCAATCTCGTCGTTCAGCAGCTTCAGCGTGCCCTCGATCTCAAACGGTGCCTGTCCTGCATCGAGCATGGCTTTGTAGCCCGCCAACGTCCGCCGGCTCTTGATGATACGCGCGTCTACAGGGTCTTGGGGATGGGTCATGGGGGTGGATTATGACAGCTCGGCCCGTTTCCGCCACCGCTATTGCTGAACGCTTCGGCTTTACATCACGTCACTGGATCAGGCAGGCTGCACAAGGTCGCGTGCCTGGCGCCTATCAGCCATCCGGCAAGCGCGGGCAATGGCTGTTTGATCTCCCAACCTTCGAAGGGTGGTTCCGTTCCACCGTACGAGAGAACACATGGCAACCATCTATAAGCGCGGGAAAACCTGGTGGGGCCGCGCGCAGCGTAAAGGCCAAGAGTACCGGAAATCTCTTGAGACAGGAGATCGATCAGTTGCTCAAAAGCGCCTGCAAACCTGGCTCACGGAACTTGAGGCCACATTATGGGGCGGACGTTCACGTGTTACCTTCGCGGACGCAGCGCGAGCCTTCATAGTCGAGTACCTGCCGACGCTGAAGCCGAGTTCCGCGACCAGGTATGGCGTCAGCCTGAAATGGCTGTCCGACAAGTTCGGGACATCGATGCTGGATGAAATCGGGCGGGAAGAGCTGTCCAGCTTCGAAAGCTGGCGGCGGGCGCTCGGCACGTCAAGCCCGACCATTCGCCGGGATCTTGCGTGCCTGTCCTCAGTGTTCAGCTTCTGTGAGGACAAGGAATGGATCGAGGACAACAAGAACCCCGTTCCGGGCTTCCTGCGTCGGCGGGCGAAGCGTGGCCTCACCGAAGCCCCGGGCAAGCGTCGTTACCTTTCGCCAGATGAGGAAAAGCGACTGCTGAAGGAAGCAGGCCCGCTCACCTACCATGCGGTCTGCGTGGCGATCGATACTGGACTGCGGCGCACGGAACAACTGCTGCTGACATGGCCTCAAGTTGACCTGAAGCGCGGCATGATCGAGACGACGGCTGACACCAAAAACGGCAAGAAACGTTGGGTGCCGCTCCCTCCCCGTTCCGCACAAATCCTGGCACAGCGCCGCACAGCAAATCTGAAGTCTTTTTTCGTGTTTGCCCACGAGGACGGCACGCCCTTTGCCACGTTCGATAATGGCTTTCGGGCCGCAGTGAAGAGGGCAGAAATCCCCTATGCTTCGTGGCATGATCTGCGGAGAACCGCAGGGTGCCGCTGGCTCCAGAGAGACAAGCGATCGATGGAAGAGGTTTCGAAATTGCTCGGCCACGGCAGCGTTGCTGTGACCGAAAAGAGCTACGCCTTCCTTGAAGAGGAAACCATCGCTCAAGAAGTGAGCCGCACAAAATCAGGCACACGGATTGATGGACAACGGAAGAGAAGCAAGGCAGAATAA